TTTCGCGTAGCCTGTGGGCTTCGTGTAATGCGAAGCCCAAGCCCCTTGAGGGCGTGCCTGTGTATGGTGGGCTCGACCTCTCTGAAGTCAACGATCTGACGGCTCTAGTTTTGATGGGCCAGGTCGATGGGGTTTGGCAGATTCACCCGACGTTCTGGCTGCCGCAGGATGGATTGGCCGATCGGGCGCGGAAAGATCGGGTGCCGTATGACGTTTGGCATCGCGACGGTTTCCTGATGGCGGCGCCTGGCAAAAGTGTCGATTACGAATATGTCGCCGAGTACATGCGGGGCGTATTTGATCGGCTGGATGTGCGGAAGGTCGCGTTCGACAGATGGGGTTTCAAGCATCTGCGCCCTTGGCTCCTGAAGGCCGGATTTACCGAAGCTCAGATTGAACAGAACTTTGTAGAGTTCGGCCAAGGCGTCGCGTCGATGTCGCCGGCACTCCGCGCGCTTGAGGGTGAAATTCTAAACACTCGCATTGCGCATGGGGATCACCCGGTACTGACGATGTGCGCGGCTAATGCGGTGGTGAGCACTGATCCAGCGGGAAATAGAAAGCTGGACAAGTCGCGCAGTCGAGGCCGCATCGACGGCATGGCGGCGTTGGCCGATGCGTTCGGCGTGGCCCCGTTGGAGAGTCAGGAAGTTGATATCATGTCGTTGATCGGATGATGATCGGAACTATCCCCGAGCACTTGAAAAAGCCCTGCCCCATGTGTGGCGGGACTGGGTGTAAATCCGGATCGGTTATGGGTATCTGCGAGCGCTGCACTGGCACGGGAGTTGTGCCGATGGAGCATCGGGATTTCCCGACTGAAAAGCTGACAGCGACACAGCCGCAGCGATGAACGTCCGGGGGGAACCGGATTGTCAATAAGGTTTCCTCGCAGCCACGAGGAAATATAGGCGCGATGGATGTTTTCGAGGCTTCATCGGCCCCGGTGAAACGTACATCGTTTCCCCTATTTTCGCGCCGGGGCGTGGCTGGCCGGGCGCCGATGGAGATGACTCGACATGCTCAAAAAGCTAACCCCTGTTAAGATTTTGAAGCCATCACTTGACGACGATAAACGCCAAGCGGTATTGCGCGGGATAGTGTCTCCAGGAACCTTAGATTCTCTTCGGATTGACGCAAATTATCAAAGAGAGGGGCTCTCTAGCCACGGCAGGAGGGCTATTGTCCGGGCCTTTGAAACAAGGGGGAAGCTACCCGATATTGTTTTGGGAATGCGCGGTGATAGGTTCCAAATTGACGATGACGGATCGGTTATTTTGATAGACCCGGTTTATATCATCGATGGACAACAGAGGCGAAATACCGCACTTGAATACATAAATAAGTTTCCTGATGAGCCGGTTAGGTTAGGGGCAACTGTTCACTTTAATACTGATGTTGGTTGGGAAAGAAACCTATTCCATGATTTGAACCTGCACCAAACAAAGGTTTCCCCGAATATTATTTTGCGAAATATTAAGGAGGAAAGCCCGCTTTTGGCGACAATTTATGGGTTGACGAGTTCCGATCGTGATTTTGCGCTGTATGGCCGCGTGTGCTGGTCGCACAATATGGCTAGAGGAGAGCTTATTTCTGCCTTGTCTTTTGTTAGGCTTTCGCTTGCATTGCACGCTCATTTGGCAGCGGTGTTGCGCACTAGCGTAAAAGAGATACCTTCAGCATGTAATAATTTGACTAAGGCGGTCGGCCTGCCAATGGCGCGAGCGAATGTTAAGGAATTTTGGGGTGTGGTAGATGAGTGCTGGGGGCTGCGGAGTGTTCAATATAAAGAACGGATAACCCATCTTAGAACGACATTCCTGGATGCGTTGATTAGAACTTTTAGCGGCCATCTTGATTTCTGGGAGGGGGAAGGGGGCCGACGTTTGGTCGTTCCCACAGACTTACGGCGCAAGCTCATGAAATTCCCCATTAACGACCCAGAAGTTATGCGTTTGTCAGGGTCGGGCGGGCAAGCTCGCGAAATGCTCCGAATGCTGATGATTCAGCACGTCAATAGCGGCAAGCGGACTCGGCGGTTGACGCCCCGTGACGGATACGCTTTCGGCGATGAATATGTGGATGACGACGAAAACGTAGCAGCGTAAATCGGAAACTGTTTCGCATTTGAGAAAGATCGTCAGGCAGCCACTGACGTAAGGCGGGATCGCAGGCAGCCACCTGTGTAGGCGCTCCACTGGGCTTCGGCCCAATTGGGGCAAATCCCTTGGACATTAAGCCTAAAACACCACTCGTCAGCAAAGACATGGGCATGCAAATGCCCATGCCGGCTATTGACGAGCCGCAAGCCGCGTTTATGTCGCGCTGCGTCGATCATATGTTGAATTGCAGCGACGACATGACTCAGGCCGCCGCTAACGCGCATTGCGCGGTTAGTTGGGATAACCGGCCTGTGCCAAGCTCTCCCGGCTCCGCAGGCAGAGCCAGGAAAGATTTAATTGGTAAAATCGTTGAAAAAACGACGGCTGCGGCGCCGCCTACGGGCGATACGCTTGAGTTCGTTATGTCGGATGACAGCGTTGATCGCTACGGTGATGTCATTCAACAGGACGGCTGGCAGCTAGGTAATTTCAAGAAGAACCCGATTGCGTTGTTTGGCCACAACTCAGGCTTTGTGGTCGGCAACTGGCGCAATGTGCGGGTTGAAGGCAATTCACTGCTCGGCAAATTGGAGCTTATGCCTCCGGTGTCGGAGCGGCTTCAAGAAATCCATGCAGCCGTAAATGCCGGCGTCCTTCGCGCAGTCTCGGTTGGGTTTCGCCCGGTCCAGGCTGAGCAGATCGAGGGCAGCAAGGTAGGCGGCGTCCGCTTTATTAAAAGCGAACTTGTCGAGTGCTCGTTGGTTGCCGTTCCGGCCAACCCCAATGCGCTCCAAGTCGCTAAGTCACTGAATTTATCGCGCGAAACAATGCACCTGATCTTCGGCGAGCATGCTGAAAAAGGTCAGGTAATCGAGCGCGACCACATCGGGAAGCACCCCGGAATCCATCGGATTAGGGGTAAACCTCCCATGTCTCTATCGGAAAAGATTGAACAGTCTCAGACTCGTCTTAACACTCTTCGCGATCAGCTTACTGAGCACAATGCCAAGGACTTTGGCGACGAGGCGCCTGATGAAGCGCATCTCACTGTTGCCGAGGAACTGAACCTCCGGATCGCCAACGAGCAGCGTCATCTTGACGTTCTCAAGGCATCGGAATCGTCGCTTGGATCGCGGAGTGATCCCGCCACTAACAATGCCGCCGTTGGCGGGGCCGCTTCTTCCGGCGCCGGCTCGCGGCCGTTCGCGCTGCCGAAGAAAGAGGTCAAGCGAGAGGATTTTGTCTATCGCTCGCTGGCTGCAATGGTGCTGTCGCACGTGTCTCGGCGCCCCGTTGACCAGGTGCTGCGTGAGCATTACGGCGATCGTGGCGATTGGGAACCGACGCTCAAGGTGGCGGAAGCTCTCGTGCTCCGGACTGCGACCGTCCCGGCGACCACTACCCTCACGGGCTGGGCCGCCGAATTGGTGAACACTTCGGTTCAGGACTTCATGCAGTCCCTGATGCCGATGTCGGTCTATCCGAAGCTCGCGGCTCTCGGGCAGCGGTTTACGTTCGGCCGGAACGGCGTTCTGTCGATCCCGTCGCGCGCTACGACTCCGACTGTTGCTGGTGGGTTTGTTGCTGAAGGTAGCGCAATCCCGGTCAAGCAGGCGGCGTTCTCCTCGACGACCCTTACGCCGAAGAAGATGGGCGTCATTTCGACGTTCACGCGGCAGATCGCCGAGCACTCGACTCCGGCGATTGAGCAAATGCTGCGTCAGGCGATGCAGGAAGATACTGCTGTCGCTCTTGACACGGTATTGCTGGACGCTACGGCGGCCAGTGCGACCCGCCCAGCGGGGCTGCGGAACGGCGTTTCGGCGCTTACCGCAAATTCGAGCGGCACCACTAATTTCGACAAGTTGGTTGCCGACTTGAAGGCGCTTTTGGGCGTGCTGACTGCGGCTAATTCGCTGCGTAGCCCGGTGTTCATTATGAAC